TTTGTTAGTGCCATTATTTATTTATTTATTATGATGCAAAATATGTTAATAAAAATTGTAAATCACACGCCCCACTATTAATATCTGAAATTGTTGATGATACCCCTGAACCATTATCAAATTGTTCAGCTATACTTATAGTTGTAGCATTATCAGCTGTATATACAATAAAACCAAGTGAATCTGCGTTTGCGTTAAGGAAATTACATTTTAAAGCACCTGTGTAAACGACAGTCCCAGTTAAAGCAGCAGGTGTATAAGGAAGATTTCTAATATATATAAAATTCCCTGGAGTCATCCCTGTTGTGGTTATGTTGGCAAATTGACAAGTAACTGTAACTTGCCTTCCTATTTTTGTGTAATGACCTTGACTGCTTGAGTAAGTTGCAGTATTCCCCCCACTTGCAGCATCTGCTACTTCAGGTGTCCAAGTCCCTTCTTCGTAATCATCTAATGTATTGGCATCAGCAGCCCCCCCTTGAAAACCAATTCCTATGCTTGTACCTGAAGCTGAAATACGACCTACTTGAGAAGCATCCTTCCTTATATCTATAACAGTACCATCACTTCCTTTTCTATTAAAATAAGCTACTGTACCACTATCTCTACTAAAATTAGCAAAGCCACCCGTTCTGAAAGTAATTCCTGTACTATTATTTGTAGCAGGAGCATCTTCAGTAGCATCAATCCAAATTTGACCGTTACTCGTTATACGCATTTGTTCTGCAGGCGTTCCTCCAACCGCAGAAGTCCAAAAAGTCATTCCATCACCCCAAGAATATAATCTTGGTCTTGATGCATCTACTGAAATCCCGAAAGCAGGAGAAGTACTACCAGAATTACCTGCGGTTCTTGTAAAATAAGCAGCAGAAGGACCTACATTAACTTCAAATTTGCCTGCTGGAGCCGTACTACCTATTCCTACATTACCACTCGAGTCTATGACCATTCTTGCAGAAGTTGGACTACCCGCATAAAAGGACATATTATCACCCTCTGCACCTAAAAAGACATTTTCATAATTAGTAGTAGTATTATCTTTGAATGATATATACGCATTAGCATCTGTTGACTCAAAATTAGCTACAATATTTGACGCCCCTCCATTAACGTGAAATTTATCATTTGGAATTGTACCTATTCCTACGTTACCACTCGAATCTATACGCATTCGTACTACATTACGATTTCCAAATTCTGATGTTGAAAATGATAATTCAGATGTAGAGCCACTTGTTGTTCCCGTAAAACAAGAAATAGCAGACATTACGCCCGCAGAACCTCCCGATGTATCATTAGAATAAAACTCAATAGCACCAAATTCATCTCCTACCGTCCATTCTGAATCATTATCAGTAGTTCTAAGAGTTATTGTGTTTGTGTTTCTAGCACCTTCTAAAGTAAGTTTAGATACAGGACTATCAGTACCTATTCCTACGTTGCCACTTCCTAAAATGGTAAGTGCATTAACATCAGTTCCTGCAGTACGCATTCTAAACTGTGTTTTAGCAGTTGCGTTATCATAAGTGTTATCAAAATACATCGAAGTGTTTCCGCTCGCATCGTATTGTAGCACACCTTGATAAGAGGCATTATTACCTAAAACAATTTTACCAGAAGCAAGATTTGCACCACCATCAGAATATCCTGAAAACATTCCTTGTTCAGAAGAATTTTTATATGAATGGAATGGAGCAGCAGGACTTGAACCAGTCCCTATTCCTAACCTCGCTTCACTCGCATCCCAGTAGAAAGCATCATTAGCTGAAGTATCTCTAAAGGATATATCGCCTGTATTAGCAATTCTTAAACGCTCTGATAATGTAGTGCCTTCTGCTGTATTGAAAGCTAAATATCCATCAGGTGATGGGTCAGTATTATGTCCTACAATAGAAGCGACAACAGCACTTGTATCTGTTGCATAAAACTCGATTTTACCTATCTCATTGTTTGTTCCTGCTGTTGGGTCTAAATCTGTGAATCTTAAAATATTATTTGCTGTTCCTAAATTATTGTTAGAAGCAAGCTCAAGAATTCCGCTATCATTGACACTCATTTTTGTACTACCATCTAAAACAAAAGATAATTTAGAATCTGCTTGTACATTATCTCCATCTACTTTAAACTGAACTTCTCCAGTAGCTGTGCCTATTATTTCGTGATATAACCCTGAAACATCGCTATCTTCTAATCTTATAGCTGGAACAGAACCTTTAGCGTGAATAATTCTTTCAGGACTATCAGTACCTATACCCACGTTGCCTGAATTATGGTCTATGACTATATTATTAGCTACATTACCATTAAAAATTAAAGCACCACTCGTGCCAACACTTTTATCATTTATAATAGTAAACGTCCCACTAGTAGTTGCTAGTTGAATTAGTGCATCATCATTTTCGTTTTCTCCGCTACATTCAATTTTAAGAGCAGTATCAGTAGTGTTTACTAAATGTAGTTTTGCAACAGGAGATAAAGTACCTATTCCAACTTGATTGTTAGTGCTATCAACGTATAAAGTGTTTGTATCTACTGTAAGGTCGCCTGTGATTACAACATCGTCTGGGAGTCCAATAGTAATTGTTTGACCACTTGCAGAGGTCTCTATCTCGTTTGTAGTACCTGCTATAGTAAAAGTCTGAGAGTCTAAATCTACAGAGCCAGTACCTGAATCTCCTGCAAAGTCTAAGTCTTCAGCAGTAACAGCAGCAGCAACAAAAGCGGTTGTAGCTACCTTGTCAGTACTATCACCAGGTGATTGAGTTGTGGCAGTTACTCCATTAGCAAGTACCGCATTTGACAAAGTACCACCATTTAAACTAGCAGTACCATCTGTTAAGGTTGTAGCTTGTGCTGTTCCGGCAATAACAATATTATTAGTCAAATCCCAAGTATCATCACCATCATCAAAAATAAAACTAGCCTCCGGGTTAGAAGTTCCTCTGTAAATGGAGATACCACTTGTTGTGGCCGTAGGAGTATCCGGGTCTCCTTGAGTTCTGTTAAGGTTTAAGATATTGTCTTCAATCTCTACAGTTTCTGTATTGATTGTAGTTGTTGTACCGTTAACGGTTAAATCTCCGGTAACCACTACATCTCCATCTACATTTAAGTCATTGGCAATATCGATATTTCCATCTGAGTCAATATCAATCGTCAAGTCATCTCCATCACCAAGACTCTGATACAATTCATTGAAGTTATCGTTTATTTTATCAAATGCATTTCTTAACGGATCACCTGTTCCATCGTTAGCCGTTGTTCCAATGTTTACTAATTGTTTTGACATTTTTTATTATTATAAGTTAAAGACAAGATGGTTTAGAACTAATATCAATACTGAATTGATTGGCGAGATTCCCCCACCAACTATCACAATATACTGACCCCCAATTTATAGTATTTGCCATCGCTAAAGTTGTGTTTTATCAGACCTAAATAAAGTTGTATCCGCAGTTAAAAGACCTCCAAACCAACTAATCATATCCGCAGTAAACGATGTTACCGCTTCAGCAGCCCAACAAAGAGGTGCTGAGAAGTCCGGTATAGAGAATGTAGACCATTGCTCACTACCGAATCCATTGTTATCGTGGATTTTGCAGTACGTTTTTCCCCAGTCGATTGAATTTGCCATTTTTCTTTTCTAAATAACTACTCAATTTAATTTCGTTTTCTTTCTTCGGCTTGTATTGTTTTTTTACAGTACCCATCCGTGGTAATAATTATCTTTATCCGGATATATATCCTCGTTAGTATTACTATAATACTCAGGAAACTTGCTACTCGCATTAAAACTCATATAGTCAATAAACCTATTAGTATAATACTCAGCATAATCTCTTTCCTTAGTTATAAGACTATCAATCTCCTCTTTAAGAGGTTGAGTAGAATTCTCACTATTATGTTTGTATATCCCTCCATTTCCAATAGTATATGCTGCAAAAGGCAAATACTCACTCATTGCATAATGAATCAACATTGGCTGAATGTAGTCGTTTACCAAGTCAAGATAATCACCACTTAATGTAGACGCTACAATATCATCGCTAATTTTATTGTATAAATCTGTTCCTAAGAAATTCTGTATATGGATTTCTTGAGCAAGTTTTACGAATTGGAGAAACTTGTCAGGGTCAACATTACCACTAAGCGCAGTATTTTTTACTAAGTCTGATCGTTTTATAAAAAGTGGTGTTGCCATTATTCAATTTCTTGTATTTGTTCATCAATCGTTTCTTCTACATCTCTTTTGACTCCAGTCTCTTTTTCTATCTCACTATCACTAATAGCATTAGTCAAGTCAGTAAATTCTAAAGGCTGTAAGGTCTTAAAATAGATATCAAGGTCAATGTTATTGTATTGAAGTATCTCCTCCAAAGCGTCAATAATCGTAACTTGCATTGGTCTAATAACAGTATTATCCATAAGAAGTGAAGCGGTCATAAGCTCATCAGCATTATTTCCTAACCCACTATTATCTTTAATCCCTACCAACATCGGAGAAACAATACGGTGGCTCACCATAATCTTCTTCATACTCTCATCCGACAAAAATTGATATTGTTGGTGAGCATCACTAATTGTTACTGGATCGATAGTCGCTGCCAACTCCTTACTATCATTAAAGGCTAAGATAAACTTACCTGCATTACTTGTACCGCTAAACTTCTCATAGATTGCTCTCTCAATAGCGTCTCTTTGCTCCTTGTCCGGAGTACCATTATTGAAGTTAATCAACATACTTGGCTGTAGACCATTCTGTATATTGCTTATATGGTAGTTTGCTATTTCTTCCTCCAATTCAGCATATTGTAATCCTCCTTGATAATCTACTGGAGAATAGTAATAAAATCCTGCTCTATAAGGTCTAATGTACAGTATCTCAATTCCTCCATTTCCTTGACCAAAAGCAGCTATTCTTTTTGGTTTATCATTTGGCTTTACCTTAGACCAATCATTGCTATAGTAATATGCCTTTATTTCCCCACTAGAAGCCTTCTCAGCTCTTAACGTCTCAATTGGTATATGGGCTACCTCTACAATCTCAGAACGGTCTTTAGAATAGATTATTTGAAGCGCAGCTTGACCCATCATCTTATAATCATAGCAAATCTTCTTCATACAATTCTTGGAGAATAGTTCCTTCATTTTGCTATACTCTTGAGGTTTAGACTCACTATCTGTAGCATCTAATCCTCTACCGTAAATCATTTCAGCAATACCGTTGATTGCAGCATTATTTGTTGGAGACCCATTATATCTATCGATAAGATACTGAAAGTACTGATTGTCTTCACCGTATTCAACCCAATCATATCTTTTTGACTCCATAACCTCCGGAGCTGTATAGCTAGATAGATTTACAACGTGAATCGAATCTTTAGCTTTTATTTGCGGTTTTGCAATAATATTTGGTCTTTTTCTTGCCATTACAATATAATAAATTCGTTATCGAAACTTTCCTCCTCAACGTACTCGTCTTTAGAAACAAAGTACTTATCTAAGTCTTCTTGACTAGTACAATATATTAGTCCTCTGTAGATTTCAGTTTCATCATCAGACGCAAGTTCAACAACATATCTATAGAGCGTGTCTTCTGATAGACCATAGTCCGCAGTAAGCACCATATAGTCTTGTTCTGTGGTTTTTGTTGGAGTCACAGTTGTTGTTACTCTAGTGTCTTTATTTGTTAATTTAACTACAGGATCATCCGCATCTTGACGAGGTATAATCCTTAAGTTTTGTTCTCCAGATGGTGTTAGTATTTCCATACTAAAATAACTAATATGGTATTGAATTGTTTTTGCAATATACAAAAAAAGGGGGTAATATACCCCCCTATTGAATTGAAAACTAGCGTTCTAATTATACGTCACGCTGAGTAGATTGAGTAGCAGTAGCACTTGCCATTCCTGCAAATGGGTCAGCAGCAGTTGCTCCATCAACAAAGTTAGGCATAGTAATCTCATTAGCTGTAAGAGTCAAGGTATATCCTTGAAGGTCTCCCATTGCAGTTCCAGTAACTGCTGTACCTCCAGTAACCTCAGCTCCGTGTTCACGACCAACTAATAATAAATTACCATCAAAAGTCTCTACAAAAATATGAGGACGCCCATAAGCCATTAACTTAAGTTCTTTGTTGTCTTCTTTTGTTAGTTTATGTAGAGTTACATTTACTACTTGCTCAAAGAATGTAGTTCCATTCTCCAAAGAAGTATTGATGTTTGTTTCTAAAGAAGAATTACCTTTGACATCATAAGTATGGTAAGAGAAAGTTCCGCTCAAGTCTGTTACTTGGTCATCTGTTAGAGTTACATCTCCCAAATCTCCAAAGTCTACAAAATGAATCTTTCTAATACCACCTACTGCGTCTTTACAAGGTTTAAGTCTTCCACCGGTTAAATCACAAGCCATAGTATTATTGTTTTATAAAAAAAGGGCAGGTAGATTGACCCCACCTACCCTTCTTTCTAGTTATTATTATTATTATGAATAAAGAACGATATCGCTACCAATTCCGTACTGAACACCTGCGGTATATCTCATAACCACACGAACGTTCTGACTTCCATCAAGGTCAGCCATATCAATAACTTTTACTTCGTTGTGGTCAGAAAGAAGACCAGTACCGAAGAACAAGTTAGATTTCTCAGCAGCCATTGCTGTGTTGTTAGCAAGACCGTTTGCTACGAACAATTTAACACCATCAAAAGAAAGTGAACCATTGTTCCACCATTGAGTACCTTGTGCGTTAACACCATTTGCTCCAAGACCAGAAGCACCGAATCCACCTAGCGCACGAACATAAGCACGAGCGATGTTTTGAGAAACGTAGATGTAAAGGTCTTCATTTCCGTAAAGAGCAGAAGGAATAGCATCAACGATTTTACCAAGCTCATCGATAACGTTAGCAGCAGTAACAGTAGTACCGGTTACATCGTTAACATCACCATCAGCAGTAGCTAAAGTAACAAGCCCATCGAATTCACCAGCAGTTGCAGTAGCACCACCCCAAATAGTTTGCTCAGTTTTTTGAGCTACTTTAGCAGCAACGTGACCAATAAGGAAGTCGCTGAAAGATGGAGGAAGGCTGTCGAAAGCAGAGTATCCCATTTGGATAGCTTCCCAATCGCTGTGAAAATCTTTCTTACAAAGTTGTAAGTTTACTTGAAACTCTTCAGGAGTCAAAATACGCTCAGTAAGCGTTAATGTAGAAGTTGCAGTAAAATCACAAGTTGCATCCTTAACGATATCGTCAGAAGCTACTTTTTTGATTACCTCTTTTAACTTTACATTTGGTTTTACGGTAATACCACCATTAGCGATAGTAGAACCTTCTAGAAGAGCAGCAGAGATATATTGACCTGCAAACTCCCCAGCATAAGTACTTGTAATTGAAGTTGTAGTTGCCATTTTTATAAATTATTGTTTGTTACTAATTCTTGCCATAACACGATCAAATGTGCTTTGTGGCTTGTTTTGCCCATAGGCGAAGTTGAATCTTTTTGGTTCTTCTCCTTCTGGATTGTGTTTGATTGCCTCAGCAGCCGGTTCTTTAGAAAGTTCTTTGACTTGCTCAGAAAGCATATCTTTCTCTTTCTTCATATAACCCATCTCCTCATCAATCATTTTTTTGATTGCTTCTATCTCAGCTACTAAAGCTGCCATATCTTGTTGATACTTCTCTTCAGAGACATAACCTTCCATAAGGTTTTCCTCTTCTTGAGCTTCTACCTCCTCAGCAGATGCTTCCACTTCCTCAACAGGAGCTTCTACAGTCTCTTCTGAGAGTTCGGTAGTTTCTTCTTTAACTTCCTCAGTTGCCTCAGTAACCGCTTCAACAACTTCCTCTTGAACTTCTTGACTTGATAATTCTTGAGTTAGTTCTTCTTCTTTAGTTACTTTAGACAACTTTTGTAAAATCTCGTTTAAAATAGTTGTCGAACTCATAATAATTATTATTTATAAAATTAACTTGTAAAAAACAGTATGTTAGATTTTTGTTAGAAATCAGCGTTTTGCGTTTTTTGTATAAAGTATATGATATCCCATATCTTTGCCGTACCTCCGATTGACGTTACTTTCCAGTCAGTACCATTTGCAACAAAATCAGCATCTGCATAATATTGAAACATTTGATGGAAGTCGTGGGCAACATCATTCCCTTTAGGAAAGTTAATATCACTTCTGATTCTATCGTAAGGCGTTCCATTACCGCCTTCAAAATGGAGGCTTAAGTACGTTTGATTTGCGTTAGCAGCAGAGAATCTAAATACAACAGTCATAATATAAACATCATTAGCTCTATCTGCTGTAACCTTTTTTGTGGTGGGGTTATAGAAGTCTATTGATTCGTGGCTTCTATAGATTGCCCCTGCATTATTTGGTAATATAACCTCTACTCCATCAGCCAATGATAGTTTATTAGATGAGGTGTATTGCGTATCATCATATCTTACCCAACCATTTACAGTTATAACGTTTTGAGGATACACCACTACATTCTGACCATTATGACCCATATAAAGTCCACCTTCAGTATGGAGCATTGCGCCATCTTCAATATTTACTGAATTTACCTCATTAATATCGGTATGTTCAACGTGAACCTTATAAGATGTATTGTATACGCTACTCATTTGATGTATTTACAATTGTATTGGTTGTATCTATACTTATAATTATGGAATTACCTTGACTCTCTTGTGATGTAGATTCTGAAGATGTCACATTGGTAGTGTCTTGAGATATTATAGTCCCAGCACTATCTGTTTCCCCCATAGTAATACTTCCTACTCCTTGAGCTTGCAAAGACCCATCGCAACATTTACTAGAGTATGTAACTCCATCCTCACAAAGGCATCCTCTTCTCGAATTTGTTGGAGAAGTTCTTGATGCTGTATATTTTCTTCTTTTTTTACCCATCGATTTCGTTTAATGATTTTAACTTACTTTTTGCCCATCTTAAAGCTGCTTTTCCTCCCCAAGCATCGTACATTAACTTACCACACCCATCAGAATAACTTTTGGAGGCTTCTAAGTCCTTTGCGTGGCGAGAAAGGAAGCTATACATCCTTTTTATTGTTGATACCGTTAAATTGCTCTTAGAAGCGAGCTGTGAGGCTCTACGTTTACCTACGGCAGTACCGCAAGACCCCCAACCATTCTCTTCTGCCCACTCTAAGGCTCTTTTAGCGTTATTTACTACACCTTGTGGATAATCACTATATGTTTCTAACTTAAACATCTTAGATTCTAAGTAATCTTGTACCTCTAAAAGTATCTCAGTCGCTTCAATCTCGCTAATGTTTTCGATTTCCGCCATATTAACCTTATCAGTAAAGTATCCCTCAATAGAAAAACCTTTGACTTTACCAGTTTTAACATAATTTTGCCAAACATCATCATTATTAACCTTCATAGAGACCATCCAAGTACCTACAGGAAGCTCCATACCGTATTTTACACTTTTATCGTGGACTTCATCCTCAATTATCCAACTTTCCACCACAGAAAGCCCATAAAGCTCTGCTTGATGCTCTAAAGTGGATTTATTTTGATTTCCTCTCATCAAGAACAGTTCAGAAGCCTTTCTTACGGTGTCTTCGGAGAAATAAATGTAATATTCGTCTTCTCCATCGGCTCTGTAGATGTGTTTGTTAGGAACAAGGGCTGCTCCCATCAAAATCTTCTTTTCTTTATCCACTTCTGCTAGTTGATGACGTTCTTGCTCACTAAGAGCAATAAAATGTTCTTGAATTGCTGGTCTATCTACTATCGATATAGCTTCTATACCGGATAACAATTCTTCTTCGTCAATAAGTAATTCTATAATCTTCATATCTATTAAATTAATCACCAAGACCTGCTGTTGTTAGAATATTGCGATCAAGTTCTTGCTGTGATGTTATTTCCTTGCCTACTACAAAGGCTTTTAATGGCTTAGTTTGTTGAGCTGCGACTGATTGTGCTAATTGACTTTCTGGAGACGCTCCAACAACGTTAAAGTCGGGTGCTTCTACTTGAGGTCTGCCTGCTGCTGTAGATGGTTTGCTTTTCCCCTCGCTAATAATAGCCTTAACATTTGCAAGACCACTCGCTATAGCTGCTGCTGCTGCAATAGCACCCCTAACTGGAGAATCCACCAATGCTAATGGCATAAATTGAGATTCATATGCTTTTTGTGCCGACAAGTATGTTGAAATTAAAGCAGAACTAACAGCGAGTGCTTTACCAGCTTTAGTTTCTTTACCCACTAACTCTCCAAATGCAGATAGAGCATTTGCAGTAACCTCGAATGTTTGAACTTTGGCTTGTTGTTCTGCTAATGCAATTTTAGTTCTAATGTCAGATTCTTTTTTCTCCATAGCTGTAATTTCAGCTTGGAGCTTGGCCTTTTCTAAAGCGGTTAGTCTATCGTTATTTAGTTCTGCTTTTTTATATTCAATATTCTTAAGTAATAAATCTTGCTCTAAATCTAATCTTTTTTTAGCTCTAATACCAGCATTTCTCTCATCCATTAAACGAGCATCCAACCCAATTCTTGCTAATTCTTGGAATCTCAATCTTTCCATCTCATTAGCTTTATTCATCTCATCAATAGCGTTTTGAGATTGTAATGCTGCGGTTTTGTTTCTTATTGCAAATAAAGCTCTATCAAGTTCTTCTGCTGCTTGTATCTCAGAGTCATAATACATCTGTTGAGTAATACGACCTTCAGAAAGTCTTTGCTTTTGACGTTCAATAAAGCTATTAAATTCTATTCTAAGTTTTTCTTTTTCTGCTTCACCAACTAAAGCTATTTCATCTTGCTTATTATCTATTAAAGACTTTATTAAGACTTGTCTTGCAGCTTGTATTTCTTGAGTAAATCTAAGGAATTCTCTTCTATATCTATCTGTTTGTTCCTTTCCCTTGCCTTGCTTTTTGGTAAATAATTCTTGTAATTCTGCTAACTCTGCTAATAATCTTCTATATTCTTCTTGTTGCTTTGTTCTTCTTTCTCCAATTACAATGCCTTTCTCGTCTTGTTCTTGGAATGTTTTTTCTATTGCATTGACAGATTGTTTTACCTTATTTAGTCTCATAAAACTCTTTACAAGACTTCTTACCGCATCGTCATTTTTATCTAAACCTTTTTTCTTTAGATTTTCCATACCTATGGCAAAATCCCCAAAGCGTTCAGATAATAAGTCTACTGTCTCATATAGGTCTTCTTGACTTCTAGTAAACTCTCCTACATCACCAATAATATTAGTAACTAACGTGGAGTTGTCTTTTAATCCCTCATTTAGCTTATCTATTTCCTCTCGTAGCTTTTTAGCCCCTTCGGAGGCTCCTCTAAACCAATCTAACAACTTGGGGCCAAATGCAATTAATAATTGAACACCTATTAATAGTCCTCCAGCACCCATTATAGACCTTCCAAGCTGACTTAATGCTGCACCAACGCTTCCTGCTGTTTTACTAAAACTAAAAAATAAACTTATTACTTGCGATAAGTTGTTCGCAATAGCAGTAAACCCATAACCAGCATCTGAAGCTAATCGAGATGTTTCTAAAAGTATAGCATTATTAAGACCTGCTTGAGCGCGAAAAGGTTTACCATTGTTAGCAGCAGCTAATTCGGCAGCAGCTTGCTCTCTAAATGATGCAGCTAAACCTGCATTAGTTATCTTGAGCTTTTCAGCTTCAATCCTATTTCTTTTTTCCTCCTCAGTTAATTTGGATAAATCCTTAACAGCTTTACTAGCAGCATCACCAACGGCCTTTGACCCAACTTCCTTGACCGATACCTCTATTAATATCTTCTTATTTGCCGCCATAATAATTTCGTTTTATTGTTTTTTTAACATCAGCAAAATTAGAGCAAGCCTTATACTTACCCTTAGCAATATCAATAGTTTCTGATACACCGTACCAGTTATCCATTGCTAATAATTCTAATATAGTTTTTATCATCCTAGTATTTCGTCATCAAGTATATTAATCAATTCTAACTCCGATTGTCCGGTAGTAAGCTCTGTTGTTATAGAATTAATCCTAAAAACCATATCTTGTATCTTTATCTGGTTGTTTAATCTATAGTTTACTACAATATTTGGAGGCAACTTTGCTCTAACCTTGAATAGTCGTTTTGCACGATTAAATACTCCCTCAACATAATTTTTGTAGAAAACATTATATACTGAGTTATTATCAGGGCCATAATCATTTCTAAACCACTCATCAACTTCAGTATCAAAGTTAAGGGTATAGTCAGGAGCCGTAGTTTCATCTCCAGTCCCATTACTGTTAGAAGGCCTCCAATAATTTACTACCTCAGAAGGAGTCCCGGAATTAATCCAATTGATTGAAGTAGAGATAGATGTTTCTCTTACAGCAAAAAACAATAGAGGTTTTATCGTTGTGGAATCATAATCTCCGGTTGGAGGAGTTGCAGAAGTATTTGCGTTGAATTCACCGGTAGCACAATACCCCCATTGAATATCAGTTACTGAATTAGAACTTCCTAAATCAAATAATCTCTCATACTTCATATGGGAGAATGGAATCT